TTCTTTAAGTCGGGCTTTGGCGTCCATATTTTATTTTAAAATATTCTTTTACAAATACTAGCAGATACTAGGAGACATACTTGCCGCCATAACCTTGCAGCTCTTGACCATACTGAGGACCAAGGAAGAAACCTGCGTTACCCATGGGAGCCATACCACCACCCGCTGATGCCAAGGGCGTAAAGCGTTCGTCGTAGTACAAGTTAGGATTACCAAAAGCCCCTGGGCGAAGAGGGCCTTTGTTTTGTTTGTTTATCTGAGTGTCATCCGTTTCTTTTGTCGGAGGCATTCCTTTTTTGTTAAAGAAATCTAAAAGAGTATTACCACCTGCAACTTCTTCATTAATCCCTGGAACAGCACTTTGAAAATTAAAACCTGCCGCAGGATTACCTAAAGGAAAATATTCTGTTGGTGCACCAGGGGCAACAGGCCCTGGATATCCTTGCATGCGAACATCTGGAGTTGTTGGTGCCACTCCAAATCTAAGGCTTCTGTTATGCATGCCTTTTTCTATTGGACCATATATTCGCTGCGCAATACTTTGATTGTTAAACATATTGGGATTGCCTGGTGCTCCACCGACACCTCCTAATCCACTCATACGTACAGTCATTTATCTACTCCTTGGTTTATTTATTCTATCAACCCTTACTCTTCTATTACCTCATATCGATCTGAATCATTAAGTTTTGATAAAACAACTCCATTGCCCTTGAGCTTCCACTCAAGAATATCTCCGACTTCCCAGCCGAGTTCTTCTATTACGTCATCTGGGAATTGGATAAAAAGATCACCGTTGTCGTCCTCTTGGATCTCTAGGGTGTAGTCCATTTTGTTTACAGCTTTTCAATAAGCTTATCAAGCTTATTGTTAATCTGTTTAAAATTGTCTTGCATTTGTTGGATTTCTCTTAGGAAATCAACCTTGAGTACGTACTCGATGGGCAGTCGGTGATGCATGGAATTGATGCTGGCGTCTGTGTTGTCCATCCGTTTTTCTACACGAAGGATGCGTTCATGAAAACGACTCAACAATTTATTCGTTGCCCACCCAGCACCAGTAAGCGCAGGCACAGCAAAGCTGATCATTAACAGCAAGTACTCTGGTCCCACGGCGTTATGCAATGCTTTCTGTTACTATTCTAATGTCAGTAATCAAATTGCAGCTTACCTTTTTTGGTGAGTCCGTTTACTAACCAAACCAAAGCATCGACACAGTCATCATGGCCACTTACACCGAAGTTTGTGAGTTCTTCGAAGAGATTAGTGAAGTTCCTGAAACGGTTGAAGATGATCTTTCGTTCTTCAAACATGCCAATAATTCCTCTGAATCGTGCCAGCTTATCTGCACGGAACCCTTTGACCGGATGCCACAAGAGGTTGTGAAGACCTTCGTCATTAAGGCAAATCCTTTTGAAGTCAGCTTCGAGTGAAGCCTGGTACTGAACAGCTTCTGACCAAATGTCACAAGTTGCGTAGGTAGGAAAATAATTATTGTTATCATCTTTACCAATAATTGACCAATCATTAAGCAATTCTTTTAATGCATCTAATTTCTCTAGGTTGCCCATGACACGCATCCGGCGGTAATCAATGATGTGTATACGGTCATCAATGCGTCCACCAAGGATCATTACGGTGTAGTCATTCTTTTCTTTGATACCAGCAGATAAGTCGACACCAATACCAAGCGTATCGAATTCTGTTGCAATTTCTGCTTTAACTATTAGCTCTGGTGCCAGGGACAACTCACCTTGTCTGACAATCTGATTCATGTACTGGAAAGAGAAAGCAACTGGTGCTTGCCGTTTCTTTTCCTTTAAGTAATCCAGTGACCACATTTCTGGCCAATAGGAAAGCTCATCACCTGTTTTTGGATCTTGTTGAATTGCAGATAATACAATCTGTTGCCAGTTATTCTGTTCATTAAATGTAGTGGCATGTATATCATCATGTCTGAATCTGGTCCCAAGGCAGATCGCTCTTCCACCTTCAAACATAGTTGGTGAGATAACTGCGTTCCAGTTATCTTGCATAGACTTACGTATATCAGGATTGGCTATGTCTGTCGCAGATTTGATACAGTCGTCAATTAAACAATTCAAGACATTTAAGCCATTGGCAATGAAATTATGACTGCTATGACTGACTTCTAGGTCATAGACAAACTCCTCTTTTTCGCTAAGGCACTCAACTCTGGAAATGGTGACGGCCTCCCAGCTTTGTCCGTTATCTGATGATGCGCTGTATGGCACTGCCTGCACAATGTGATTAAATTTTGCGGGATATTGTTTGAGGGGTTGTGATCGATATGGTGAACACAAAGATTGGTCCTCAGTTGCCCGCCGTTTAATAATTGTTTTTGCTCCGAGGTGTTGCAACCAACACAAATTGAACAGTCTCTTGCAAGAATTAACAGGCGCAATTTTTTCCATTTGCCAGCCCGACAACCGTGCTTGTAATTTGCGTTGCCAGTTCCTTGCATTTTGTTTGCATGCATAGAATCTGCGCACTTTTTTGAACAACACTGTGACAAGTGACTCTGAGGTTGAAATAGTTTGCCACAATGCCGACAAGGTTTTTTTGTTAGTGTTATTCTTTTTTGTCCACTGCAGGAATGGCTGCAGCAAATTGTTTGAGGTTTTTTGTAAAGACGCTGTGTTAAACGATTTGAAACTATTGAAAACTGCTGTTGACAGACTGGGCATTGGAGTTGGACCACAAACCCTCCTGTTCCCTTGTGACACGTAGTGCAAATTCTCTGTGTTTGTTTCTTGGGTCCCTGACAACTTAGGCAATGTGTCAACTTGTCTCCAGTTGGATAATCCGACAATGGTTTCCCCCGGACTAAAATCTCCTGCCCTTTTTTGCCTTCCGTCCGCCGTAATGAAAGGGTGTTCGGGAGTGCATTGAATTTTATTTCCACATTCTGTTTCAATGCTAACAATTCCTTTGGTATTACGTTTTGTAACTGCGGCCACGTTGCTCCACTCAACTTGATCTGTGGTGTGATTTCTGGTAGCAATTTGGTAGACGGCAGGATTTGCATAAATAGTGGCAATTGGAACGTTGCCATGATTTGTCAATACCAATGTATCACCTATTAAGCAAAGGTGTGATCGCTTGGATGTCACTGAACCTTTTAAGCCTGCAGCACATAAGGTGAACATTTCATCACCGATGCTTTCAATGCCAGCAAATTTATGGTCCACTGACCAGTACTCATTACTTGTTACATTCTTAAGAAGTCTTACGGCAGGAAATACTTCTTGATATTTACGGCTTTCAATAATACGTTTAATGGCAGCAGACTTAGGACGCGCAATTTCAACCGTATATGACAAGTACAGAATTTGTAGAGGCATCTTGGCAGTTGTATGTACACCAATAGCCCATGCGGTAAACAAACCCAGGGTGGTCGACTTACTTGAACCGCGAGGTCCCAGGAGGTCTATGTTGGGGCCTGCAATTCCTTTCAGGCATACACTATCCTCACCCGTCACAAAGTGCCTGTGCCAGTCCTTGTGGTGGGCTGCTGGAGGTTTATTAGCTACGTACTCACAAAAGAAACTAAAATCTTCTCTAGCTCTTTTTGCTAGCTCCAGGTTATCAGCTGGTTTTACTGTGTAATTCTTTGCAGCAGCCCTTGCATTACGGCGATACGCCAGATGTAAGTATGAGGGCATAACCAGATTCAACTAAGTTAAATATAGCCTATCACTTAGCTTTTTGTTGTTTATAGCTACGTGCTTTCTCTAATGCAGCTTTACGTTTAGTCTTATCATCCATATCTGAACCGTCTTCGTTCTTTGCCTCTTTCTTCTTGAAGACCTCAAGAACTTCAGGAGGCATCTTCTTCTTGGACATTTTATCGGGCACCTGATACGCGACGCCCTAGTTCTTGCACATCCTCATCTGAAAAACGAGCTGCTCGCCCAGGAGCCATTATCATGCCACCACGGAGTGGGGGACGACCACTACCAATATTACCTCCCCTGTTTTCAGTTGCACGTAAACGCGCATCTTCTGCCATGTTTTGATAATCAGGCTCTAGTCCTGGGCGATAAC